AATGGTTGATAGAAAACTTTGATGATGCTCAAGTGTATGTACTTGAAGTCTCAAGAGAAGTAGAAGAGCAGAGACATAAGGATAGAGGTGATACCCAAAAAGAGGTATGGCTCAAAGGTAGACGCTCACAAATTGGAAATATTTTGACCAATATGTTTATTCGTGATAGAATAAAGGTTAGACAAAATAATTCAAAAGAAACTGGTGAATCACTCAAACAAGAAATATTAGAATGCCTGAACTCAAAGAATATCTAAACGCAATCAATCAGACCAAAGAAAATCTGATGGAAGATCCTTATTACGAGAAAAAATATCCAGCTTGGGTAGTGAATCATGCTCTATATTCACACTCTGATATGATCTTTCTGGTTAATGAGATGAATGTAAACAACCACTTAGACAACAAACTTCAATTCGACTTTCTCCTAAATAGTTCTAGACCAAGAAAGAGATTTGCTCCTTGGTTGAAAACTTCTAAAGTAAACAATTTAGATTTAGTGAAAGAATATTTCGGATATAGTGATCAAAAAGCACAAGAGGCTCTCACAATACTAACAGACGAAGATCTTGAACATATCCGAACCAAATTGAATAAAGGTGGAAATGCAAGGTGAATTGAATTGGGTTCCAGAAGATATGCTGGAAGTAACTCTAAACGAGCCAGATGACTTTCTGAAGGTTCGTGAGACTTTATCAAGAATTGGTGTTGCATCAAGAAAAGAACGAAAATTATATCAGTCCTGTCATCTCCTTCACAAGAAGGGGAAGTACTATGTTGTACATTTCAAGGAATTATTTGCACTTGATGGTAAAAAATCAAGTCTGACTGATAATGATATAGAAAGACGGAACACTATTGCTGGTCTTTTGAGTGATTGGGGTTTAGTTGGTCTGGTAGGTACACCAGAACCTAAAGCTCCTTTGAGTCAAATAAAAGTACTCTCCTTCAATGAGAAGGACGAGTGGATTCTTGAAACAAAATATAACATAGGAAAAAAGAAGGATGAATGATGTCAAATTAGTAAAACTAAAATCTGGTGAGGAGATAGTTGGTGATGTTACTGTAGTGGGAGACTCAGTTGCCATCGCCAATCCTTGCCAGATTATGCCCCAAGAACAAGGTCTAGGTTTCATGCCCTGGCCCCCTTTCTCAAAAAATGATAATGTGTCCATTCCATTAGATTGGACTATCTGTATTGTTGATGCAGTTGACGATGTTGTTAATGCTTGGAACTCTAAATTTGGTTCTGGTATTGTCCTTCCCAATATGCAACTTAATGGATAATAGACTTGACTTTTTGAATCCATTGAGGTACTATATGATGAAACTTGGAGATATATGGATTTTTACACTAATGTTATAGTATTCGGAAACTCTGTTCTTGTTCGAGGCATCAAGAATGGAGAACGTGTCACTACTCGCCTCAAATATAAACCTACCTTATTTGTCCCTGTCAGAAAACAAACTCAATACAGATCTCTAGATGGAAAGTTCTTGACTCCAATGGTTCAAGAGACAATCAAAGAGGCCAAGGAGTTTGTTGATCAGTACAGTAATCAGCCTGGAATGTTATATGGTTTCACTCGTTGGCCATATCAGTGGATCTCTGATAATTTTCGTGGAGAGATCCAGTGGGATATCAACAAAATTCAAGTCGTAACCATTGACATTGAGACTGAATCTGAGAATGGATTTCCTCAAGTAGATCATCCCATCGAGCGTGTCAATGCAATTACACTCAAAAACCATCAGACTAAAAAGTTTGTAGTGTTTGGTTTGCATGGGTGGAATACGGATCGTGATGATATTACCTACATTCAATGCAATACTGAAGATGAGTTGCTCCAGAGGTTTCTCAGCTTTTGGAGCTCTAATTATCCAGATGTAATCACTGGTTGGAACTCTCGTTTCTTTGACATTCCATATTTGGTGAATCGTATCAAGGTAAGACTTGGCGAGGATGAGTCCAAGAAACTTTCTCCTTGGAACTCAGTCTTTGATGCTGATGTGTTTCGTATGGGTAGAAAACATACTGCATTTGATTTGGTTGGAATCAGCCAACTTGATTATCTTGAACTGTATCAAAAATACACCTACTCTGCTCAAGAGAGTTATCGGTTGGATCACATTGGGTTTGTTGAGTTGGGTAAGGCTAAGAACACAAATCCCTATGAGACATTCCGTGAGTGGTATCAGAAAGACTATCAATCTTTCATTGACTACAACATCATGGATGTGGAACTGGTCGATGCTCTTGAAGACAAGATGAAGTTGATTGATCTGCAATTGACTATGGCATATTATGCAAAATGTAATTACAATGATGTTTATTCTCAGGTCAAGATGTGGGATATCATCATCTACAATTATCTACGTGAGAAGAATATACAGGTTCCTTTTCAAGTTCGACAAGAAAAGAAGGAGGCCTTTGTTGGTGCTTATGTAAAAGATCCACAAGTTGGATTGCATGAGTGGGTGGTAAGTTTTGACTTGAACAGTCTGTATCCTCATCTGATTATGCAGTACAATATTTCACCAGAGACAATTGTAGGTATGAGTGAGACTCATCCTGGCGTTGATGGAATGCTGTACAAGGAAACTGTCACTGATCATCTTCCAGATTTAAATCAGACGATGACTCCAAATGGAGCATTGTTTACTAGAGAGAGACATGGGTTTCTCCCTGAGTTGTTGTACAGTATGTACAATGAGAGATCTGCTTTCAAGAAGAAAATGTTGCAAGCCACACAACAATACGAGAATACTAAAGATCCAAAATATCAGAATCAGATTGCATCATTGCACAACAAACAGATGGCACTCAAGATTGCACTTAACTCAGCTTATGGTGCAGTTGGTAATCAGTATTTTCGATTCTATGATATTCGTATTGCAGAGGCAGTTACCTATGGCGGTCAGTTGTCGATTCGTTGGATCGAACAGGCTCTCAATCAATATTTCAATGAGATCCTAAAAACAGAGAACGAAGACTATGTAATCGCATCAGACACAGATTCAGTCTACATCACTTTTGAAAAGTTGATCAAAAAACTAAATCCCAAAGATCCAGTAAAGTTTCTGGATCAGATTTGTACTGATAAGATCGAACCTTTCATTGATGGTAAGTATGCAGAACTTGCTGAGTATGTCAATGCATACGAACAGAAAATGGTCATGGCTCGTGAGGTCATTGCCGATAAAGGTATTTGGACTGCAAAGAAAAGGTACATACTGAATGTACATAATTCAGAGGGCGTGCAGTATGCAGAACCAAAACTGAAAATGATGGGTATCGAGGCAGTCAAGTCTTCTACTCCTCAAGTTTGTCGAGACAAGATTAAAGATGCTCTCAAACTCATCATGGTAGGAGATGAGAAAGAGTTGAACGATTTCATTCAAGACTTTCGCAAGGAGTGGATGGAAATGGATGCAGCTTCGATTGCCTTTCCTAGATCATGTAATGGTATGGATAAATGGAAATGTCGTAATGCTGTTTATCGAAAAGGTACACCAATGCACGTTAAGGGTGCATTGATTTATAATCATCAACTCAAAGTCAATAAGTTATCGTCAAAGTATCCCAAGATTATGGATGGGGAAAAGATCAAGTTTGTTCACTTGAAAGATCCAAATCCTTATCAATGTAATGCTTTTACTTTTCTTACTGATTGTCCACAAGAATTGGATATCAATAAGTATATTGATTATGATAAACAATTTGAGAAGGCATACGTTGATCCTTTGAAATTTATTACTAGTGCAATTAATTGGTATATTGATGATTCTTATGGTACACAAGCAACCTTAATGGATTTTTTCTCATGAAAAAAGAATGTATGAATTGTTGGAGTCCGTATGTAGGACGAAACAAGAAATTTTGTAGTCGTAAATGTTTTAGAGTTTTTAACAATAATAAAGGAAAATAATGGATTCGCCAGAAGTAACAAATCATAGAAAGTTTGTAGACAGTGTGACTAGTGAGGCCACAAAAGATTGTGATACGTTTATTGAAAGGTTAGATGAATTACAAGATAATCCAAAGTGGGGTGAGCCGCAAAGGTTGCTCACAGGTGCAATTGGTATCTGTTCAGAGGGTGGAGAACTTTTGGACATTGTGAAGAAACTTTTGTTTCAAGGTAAACAGCCAACTGCTGAGTTGAGAGTAAAACTCAAAGGTGAGTTGGGTGATGTGATGTGGTATGCTCAACAAGTTATGATTTCGATGGGATGGACATTGGAAGAAGTGCTTGCAGAGAATACCAGAAAATTATCTGGTAGGTATCCAGATGGTTTCGATGTTGATAAATCTGAAAATCGTGAGGGTGAATGAATCTAAGTCAATTTATAAAAGAGTCTGGAAATGAATATGCTTCCATTGTGGATGATGGGGTGGCAGCTGGTGATGTCAATGATTATATTGATACTGGCAGTTTTTTGTTTAATGCTTTACTTTCTGGTTCTATTCATGGAGGATTACCTTCTAACAAAATCACAGCACTTGCAGGAGAGTCGGCAACTGGTAAAACCTACTTTGCCCTTGGTATGGTCAAGAACTGTCTGGACTCTAATCCTGACAGCGG